GCATTTACTGTAGTTGACACCCCATTACGTTTAACACCTGATGATGTAGTTACTTGGTCAACTAATAATAACGGGTTAGGTTTACCTACAGGTGACGGGCTAGAGACTGGCAGTAGTTATGCCGGAGCATTTTATCCAAGCTGTCAAACTACTGATCTTAGCGGAAATTTAGTTGTGACAGCACCAAGTCATATGATGGTTCGTACTATTATACGTAGCGATGAAATTGCTTTCCCTTGGTTAGCACCAGCGGGAACAAGACGCGGTATTGTTGATAATGCTTTACAATTGGGATATATTAATAGTATAACAGGCGCATTTGAATCATTGAGTGTTGGGCAAGGTTTACGCGACGTTTTATATCAACATCAAATAAATCCAATTACTTATATACCTGGCGTTGGAATTACTAACTTTGGCAACAAGACATTACAATCTACAGCAACAGCATTAGATCGTATTAATGTGGCGCGCTTAGTTGCATTTATTAGAGCTCGATTAAACGTTATTGGTAAACAATATTTGTTTGAACCAAATGATTCCATAACACGTACTGAAATTTCTAATTCAATTACTAGTTTAATGCTTGATTTGGTTGCTAAACGTGGCATATATGATTATTTGGTTGTGTGCGACAATTCAAATAATACACCGACAACTATTGATGCCAATCAATTGTGGGTAGATATTGCCATTGAGCCAGTCAAAGCAGTGGAGTTTATTTACATTCCTTTGCGTATTGAAAATACTGGGGCAATTGCTTCTCAGGCAGCTGCCTAATGTTAACTAAATAAAAGTATATTGGAGATTATAAAAAATGGCAACATCATCATTAACTAACATGACCGTACCGTTGGGCGCCGACGGTCAAAGCGCAACAACACAAGGTTTGTTGATGCCAAAATTGGCATATCGTTTTAGAGTATTTTTTAGTAATTTTGGAGTTAGTACACCGACCACAGAATTAACTAAACAGGTCATGAAGTTTGATCGTCCTCACGTACAATTTGAAGAAATTAAGTTGCCAATTTATAATAGTACTGTTAAAATTACTGGCAAACATAGTTGGAACGATGTTACTTGTGATTTACGTGACGATGCTCAAGGTAATGTTAGTCAATTAGTTGGCGAACAGTTACAGAAACAATTAGATTTCATGGAACAAAGTTCTGCTAGTTCAGGTGTTGATTATAAATTTACTACGATATTCCAAGTACTAGACGGCGGTAATGGTACAGTTGAACCATTGGTTTTAGAGCAATGGAATATTCTTGGCTGTTATTTAAAAGATGTTAATTATAACGGAATGGATTATGGTACTAGTGAAGCGGTTAAAATTTCTATGACCATTACTTTTGATAACGCAATCCAAGTTAATATGGCAGGTGTTCCTGTAGGTGTTGGACAAGCTATTCCACAAACTGAAGGCACATTAGCTACAGGTACCGGTACTCTTAACGGGTTCTCGCAAGTTTTAGGTTAATTTAAATGGCCTATTTTGGGCAATCAAATAATTCGTTACAAGTACCGGTTAACCCTGAGTTAGCGGATTATTTTCATGCCAGTAAAACTTTTTTACCTAATGGGTATCAACTTACCCCAAGGTTAAAATTTCTATTCCATGTATATTTTAATATCAACACAACAGGTATTCCACAATTACAAGCGGCATATGGTGCCGGCACTACTGCTACTATTGGGCTAATGGTAAAAACCGTTGATTTACCAAAATTTAAAATTGACACAACTACACTAAATCAATATAATAGAAAACGATTAATACAATCTAAAATTCACTACGAACCATCAAGAATAACTTTCCATGATGATCAAAGTGATTTAATTCGAAACTTGTGGTATAACTACTATTCTTACTATTATAAAGATCCTAGTGAACCATATAATAATGTTTCAGCTACATCTGGTAGCATTGGACAAATAGCCACATTAAGTAATGGATTTAGTTATAATACACCAGATCAATACAGTCCGGTACTGCAAACTGCCGATTGGGGGTATATAGGCGAAAGTCCTGCTGACGGAACAAACAACGGAACTAATACCACAGGTAAACCTCAATTTTTTCGTGATATCACAATTTATGGAATGAGTCAAAAAAAATATGCTGCCTGGACGTTAATTAATCCAATTATTAATCAATGGAGTAGCGATACTTATGATTACAGCGAAGGTGCTGGCACTATGGCAAATGATGTAACTATAGAATTTGAAACTGTAAAATATTATTCAGGAAAAATTGGTGGCGAACAACCGTCAGCCAGTGTTAGTGGGTTTGCATCACCCACACATTATGATACTGAAGGGTCAGGTATAGCAACTTTAATTGGTCGCAATACTGCTTTTGGGCAGGGAGGCATGGTTAATGCTCATAATGGCTCTACGCAAGACTTACAAGCACAATATCAAAATCAAGGCGGGTATCCACAAGTACGCGGCAGAGTACAACGACCTGGTACTGTGTATAATACATCTCAAAGTTTTAGTGCTAGTCAAATATTCGGACCTAATATTCAAAATAATTTAGGACCAGTTTCTCGTGGTATATTGCCAGGAGCAATGAACTCTACTATTAATTCTGCTAATGGTATGTTTTTTCCTCGAGCACCATTACAAGCTCCGATTAATGGTTATGATAATGCCCAAGGACAATAACTATGGGAACTGTCAATGCCTTAAATCCATCTATTGATCAAACCGTACAGGTATTTGATCGATTTTATAATTATCAACAAAGTGTTAATGCTGAAGAATATGATGTAGTTAATAGTTACTTGCGATCAATTTTCACAACATCTGCCCAAGCAGGTAATTTCACCGTAACATTATTTCGCATAGCAAGTTTATCAGATACTCCAGTTATGACTTTACTTCAATCGTTAAAAGGATTGAGCGGACCACAAATTACATTATACTTTGCTTATTACCTTAATACTTTACAAAGTCCTTCGACCATGATTGGGGTACAAACTCCTGTATTACCAAATTATTATGTAGCTCATAATATAAAACAATAAATTATGGTACAATTTCGCCAAGGTTTATACGAAGTAAAAAATGCTGAAAAATATGTAGGAAAAGGTAAACCACGATTTAGATCTGGGTGGGAATTTTCTTTTATGATGTTTTGTGATAATAATGAAAACATAATACAATGGGCCAGTGAACCCGTAAGGATCCCATATCGTAATCCTTTAACAGGAAAAATGACAATGTATGTTCCTGATTTTATTGTAACATATCGAGGTTCAAAAGATACAACTCGTGCTGAATTAATAGAAATTAAACCAAAAAAACAAAGTATTATTGAAAGTAAAATGAGTAGTAACGAGCGAGCTACGGTCGCTGTAAATTATGCTAAATGGGCCGCCGCCCAAAAATGGGCAAAACAATACGGTTTATTTTTTAGGGTAATAACTGAAGATCAAATTTTCCATCAAGGCGGCAAAAAGAAGTAAGCACTTTGTAAAATACGGTAAATAACCGTATGACAAAACGTTTAGAAGAATTATTTGGGTTTGACCAATTAGAGGAAAACTCTAATCAAGAGCAACCAAAGTTAACACAAGAAGAAACACATTCTGCGATTGTAACTATTGACGCAACTATAGATAAAATTGACGAAGCACTACCTGGGGTTCGAGACTTAGATACTAGTGATCAAGAACTTGATGAAATAGCAGACTTAGCTAAACAAAGTTTTCGAGATCTTACAGATTTAGGAATGAATGTTGATAGTAGATTTTCAGGTGAATTATTTGCGGTCGCAAGTACAATGTTAGGGCATGCATTAACAGCAAAAACAACAAAACTTAATAAAAAATTAAAAGTTATTGATCTACAACTTAAAAAATTAAAGTTAGATCATGATGCAGCTAAGAATCGAGAAAATTTAGAAAACATCCCTACAGCCGAAGGACAAATATTAACACGTAACGATTTGTTAGAACGTCTGCTTGATGCTAGGCAACAAAAAGACAATTAGTATAAATATAATATAGGAAAAATAATTATGAAGAACTTTAGGGACTATCTTGCAGAAAGTGAAAGAACCTACAACTATCGTATCAAAATGGTAGGGGATTTACCAGTAGGTTTTTACAATCAACTTAAGGGCAAACTTGAACAATTTGATCCTCAAACAATTGCTCCCGTTAAATCAACACCAATTCAAGTTAAACCAGCTGATTTCCCATCATACGAGAATGAAAAAGTAAATCATTTTGATGTTAAATTTCGCTATCCGGCAATTGAACCACAAATTAAACAAATTGCTCAAATACTTGGATTTGATCCAAACAAAATTATCATGCAAAATACATTTTACGATGATAGTATAGATGTTGAAAAAGAAAAAGTTGAAAAAGAAAATAAAAACTTATTAACTGACACTAACTATCCTGCCCCGGATAAACAACAACAAGAATTAAGTAAAGATTATTCTGCTGATCCTTATGATCATGCTGTATTAAAAAATTCCTATCGCAGTAGTTTTAAAATTGCCGGAGGTAGCCCTGCTAAAGCAAAAACTACTAATGATTTACCTATGGGTGATGATAGCCCAATGACACATGCGGAAAAAAGACCCAAAAGACCAGATACTGGTGCACAACCCCGAGGATAATAAAAATGACATTTTTTTACGAACTTAACAAAAAATTAAACAACATTCGCACTGATGAAAAACAGCTTACTGAAAGTAAATTTGCTCCAGTGACAAAAAGCCCAGTACGTAAAACTCTTGAAACATCTCTTGCTCAAGATCTCAAAAAATTAATGGAAGATGGAACTGGTGGTATGAATTTTAGTGGTAGCGGTTCATTAGAAGAAAAATGGGCCGGCGGTGCCAAACTTAATCCTGCTAAAAAAGGCATGTTTAAAGGTAAATCAAAAGCTGATTTAGAATCTGAATTAGCTAAATTACACAAATCTGGACCTCATAAAAAAGGCAGTCCGGAATACACTAAACAACAAGAATTAAATTTTGCTATTCGAGCTAAAAGTGAGTGGAAAGAAAGTGTAATGGAAGGCGAAGGTAATTTTGAAAACGCCTTATACAGTACCAACGGTGGATTTAGCGGATGGGATGAACATAATCCCCAAGATGTTATTCGTTGGTTTGGTGAACCAAAAGATAGCCCTATATATCGTGGATTAATACAAGCTATGAAAAATGGCGGAAAATTTTATCACTTTGATGACGGCGAAGGCGGCTACGATTTAGGAGATGGAGAAGTAGCATATGATCCAGTAACTGGAAAAATTTATGTACATGGACATGAAGAAAGTAGTGTACATGACACTATTGGATCAGCTATGGAAGTAATTAGAGATATGACCGGCGGCGGTGCCGGTTCAGGTGGAGGAAAAGGTCCAAGTCGTGCTCATGATACTTTAAGTGGAAGACACGAAGTAACTCCAGACAGATTAAGAAAAACTGATAGAACAGGTAGAAAAGGTACTATTAGCGGCGGACATGCTAATAATTTAAAAGCACAAATTGGGTATAATTTAGGAAAACATCCTAAACCAAAAAAATTACCAGAAGCAATTCCTATGACATTAGAAGAAAAAGAAATGATGAAATATTTGTCTAAGAAGGCGGCAAAAGAAGATGCTCTTAGTGTACCAGTTAATAGTCGAAAGCCAGCACATGCCGGAATTGAGTTTGAAGACGGGCCACACGGTAAACCACAATGGTTGATTGACGCTCAAAAGAAAGCTGAAAAAAGACAAGGTAAAAATGTTGAAGTTGACGAGTCAGTAAGTCGTAAACATTTCCAAGCGATTGCTGATACATTAAGACATATTGAAGATGTAGAAAAACGTAGAGAACTTGCTCAACATCATGCCAGCGCATTTAAATTAGCTAATCCGCGCTTTGATTATGAAAAATTTATGAAAGCATGTGATTTAGAAGAATGTTGGGAAGAAGGCGTAGAAGAAAGCGCATGGGATTATAAAAGCCCACGTCCAGCAACAAGTTCAGGAAAATTTGATTCTAAAAAGATATCAACAGGTACTGTTTATACACGTAAACCAGAAACATTTATTGACGAACCAGGTGACGAAGTTGGTGAACCAGGGGTAAAACGTGGACGCGGGCGTCCAGCTAAAGCAAAGCCAGAACATCGATTTACAAAAGGTGCTTGGAAAAATAAAGATCCTTTAGCAGAACATGACAACGATGATATGACTAAAAATCAGATTCACACTATTCGACGTGCGGCACGTGCTTTAGAAAGTATAGTTAGAGCTGATGAAGAAGTTCCAGAATGGGTAAAAAGCAAAATCACTATTGCTAACGACTATTTAAAAACTGTAAGAGACTATTTAGAAAGTGCTATGGAACGTAGTGCTGAAAGAATGTCAGGCAAAGAAGGTATTACATCTGAATTAGATGAAAAAATTACTAAGAAAACACCAGCTGGCGAAATAATTAAAAACTTTGAAAAAAGTAAAAATAAAAAGTTTGCTGGTGACAGTAAAGAAGAACGCAAAGAAAGAGCATTAGGTGCTTACTACGGTATGCATCCTGAAAAATCTAAGAAAGAAGAAAGCGTTAAAAAAGACAACAAAGCTGAAAAAGCTGGTAAAAAAGTTACTAAAGACATCGAATATGATGAAGGTCATAAAGGTAAAGATGATAACAAAGCTGAAAAAGCCGGTAAAAAAGTAGCCAAAGACATTGAGTACGATGAGAAGAAAAAGTTGAAGAAGGAAGAAAAAGTTGAAGAAACTACAACTTCTGGATCAATTGCTACTAGCGCACCAAAAGCCGGTAAAGATGGAATGGGTGTTGGCAAAGGCATTTATGATAGCATCAACCGCCAAGTTGAATCTATGATTAGTGAATCTTTTAATGTTGACATGAGTAAATCATTTAGTGATCAAGGCGAAGCTGAAAGCAATATTACAGTTCATGCCCAAGGCGCTGAAGCTGATATGTTAAAAGAATTGTTAAAAAATGCTGGTATTGATGTGGCTGCTGACACTAGAATGTCGCACGATCACGATGACTCTTGTAACGATTGCGGATGCAGCCCATGTGAGTGTGTAGATGAACACAGTCATCCTGAAATGATTGAATTAGAATTAGATGAAGCTGATGTAACTGTTAGTGACAACGAACCAGATTGGCCTACAAATAATGAATATTCGGATGATGCCTTACAATATAGCGGCGGTCTAAACAAACCTAAGCGCACAGTAGCTGGCGATGGGCAAACAACTGTGCCCGTAACTGCAGTACAAGTAGCCGAAGAAGTTACTATCGAGCGTAGTTTGTTTGATTTATATAAAGCTATCGAACAAAGAACATATAAGGTATAAAACATGAGTCAAGCTAATGTCGTAACAAGCGCAGGTAATATTGTATGGTATACAGATAAAGCAGAAGTTGTAACTGGCAATACCGCAGTTACATATAATGTGTATGAATTGGCAACTTCGTTACCTATTACAATCACTGGATCAGTTACAAACGCCAGTAACGTACTAGTTACTACTGCGGCAAGAACTAGCATGACTAATGCTACTATAACTGGCACAAAGATTCCAGGTAGTACTACAGTAACTTCTTTTAACGCTGGGGCAAATTTAATATTGAGTGCTAGTGCTACAGGAACTGTAGCGTCAGGAACTTTTACTGTTACGTTTGCTAATACTGGCAACATTTATTCCAATGCGGTTCAAATTTCCGCTAATAGTCGTCAACAAATTTTTGTAGGTGCGGGAAATTACTTGACAATAACCGGTGCGAATTTTACTGCTAGAGAAATTGGCACTGCCAGTTCCGGCCAAGCAGGTGTGTTTGGGCCAGCATAATTATGCGAGCCCGTGAGTTTATTTTTGAAGATGAGCAAAAGTTTCATAAAGATCACTTATCTGTTATGCCAGGAATGCACAAATATCCAGGATTAGATAATTCTAATCCTTATCATATGTGGCGTTATATGATAGCTGCCGGAGCATACGACGGTAAAGGTAACGGATATCGATTAGCAAAAGATGGTCCCATCGGTCAAAAACTAACTACAATGTCATATACTGATGAAGATGCTGCCATTTTAAATGATACTGCTAAAAGTTTTGGGGTAAAAAAGAAACAAGTTAGTAGTATAAGATCAGTTGAACCTGAAAATATACATAAGACAAGTCCGATTAAAGGATTTAAAGGTTACGCAAGATGAGAGCCCGAGAATTTGTAATAGAAGGACACACTGGATCAATTACACAAGATGTAGGATTGGCTCTGCCTGGCGCTTTTAAAATTCCTGCTCTCAAAAATCAAGATCCTTATCTGCAATATCGTTTTGGCGTGGCCATAGCCGGCGCTAAAGGTGCCGCACAACGTGCCAAGGATGGAGTTCCGCAGTTTGATGGAAAAGAATCTGTGTTTGGCGAAAATGAAATTGTAGTTAGCTATGATCCAGAAGCTGAAACGTGGATCAAAGACGCATTACGTTCAATGGACATGCCTCCTAGTGATGCTGTACGTATTGGTACACAAGCCTCAGAAGAGGCACCAGACGTAGATAAAACAAGTCCTATCAAGGCATTCAACGGATATCCAAGATAATGGCGAATACACCACCACCATATAGTAATGTAACCGGTATTTCATGTACCGACATGAAGGACAACTCGCAAGAGACCATCTCTAACTACGATGGTAATGCTCGTCCGGGAGAGCTTGTGGTTGATCTCAGCAACAATGATGTTTACATTGGCGATGTTAACGGTAACTGGTATTGCAACTAAATATTAACCTATTTAAAAAGTATCTTTATGAAAAAAATTCTTGCTCTCTTGGCACTGGCAGTGAGCCTATCAGCCCAGGCCTGGACACAACGTGCCCCTAACCCACTACAACAATGTGCGGTACATGCTCCTTATGGTTTCCCACAAACTGCAGGTATCACACCTATATGTCGTCAGGCATATTTGGTTGGCTATGATGCAACTGCTAAGTTGCCACGGTATGTAACATATGAACTAACACCGCCTAACGCCCTAGGATGTGTTGCACGTACAAATGCTTTTGCCACAGATCAAAGTGTTCCTAACGGTGCTACCCCACAAGACTATGCAGCGACAGGTTACGATAAAGGACACATGGCTCCAGACGGAGATCTAAGCTGGGATACACAAGTAGAGTTTGAATCATTCCTAATGACCAACATGAGTCCACAAGCTGGTAGTTTGAATCGTGGCATTTGGAAATTATTAGAAACATCAGTGCGTGGGTGGGCAGTTCAACATAACAATAGTTTTACTATTATCTCTGGCGGAGTGTACAACACACAAGACAAAACTATCGGCAAAGGTGTAATTGTACCGCACGGTTTTTATAAAATTGTTATTAATAATCAAACCAAAGAAGTTGCCGGTTGGGCATTTCCACATGTGGCACCTTATCCTAATTTAGGCAATGATCTTACTAAATTTCGTCTGCCAATTGTGACAATTGAACAAGAAGGGGGCGTAAAATTTCCTTTGCCACAAGGCGCGGTAGAACTACAACCTGGTAAAGAATGGTCAGTTGATTTTGGTGCTTTAACAAATGCTAAACGTGCTAAGTGCGGCGCAAACGCTTCGGACGATTAATATAGACTTAGTCTTTATAAGGATAAATTAGTATATGTCATTTGATGCCGCATCACTAGCTAAAACACCTTATAAAAAACAAAATTGGACAGCTAGTCAGTTAACTGAATTTGCCCAATGTGTGGACCCTAATAAAGGACCACATTATTTCATGGACAATTTTTTCTATATTCAACACCCTGTGCAGGGTAAAATGCAATATCATCCTTTTGATTATCAAAAAAGATTGATTGACATTTATCACGGATATCGATTTGCTATTGCTATGATGCCAAGGCAAAGTGGTAAATCAACTTCGGCAGCTGGCTATTTGTTATGGTATGCCATGTTTGTACCTGATAGTACAATTTTAATTGCGGCACATAAGTATGACGGCTCGCAAGAGATTATGCAACGTATTCGTTATGCGTACGAACTTTGTCCTGATCATATACGAGCCGGGGCAACAAACTATAATAAAGGCTCAATTGAATTTGAAAACGGTTCAAGAATCGTTTCAGCTACTACGACTGAAAACACCGGACGTGGTATGTCTATATCTTTATTGTATTGCGATGAGTTTGCTTTTGTGCGCCCAGGTATAGCCACAGAATTTTGGACTTCGATATCACCAACACTAGCAACAGGCGGTAAAGCAATTATCACAAGTACGCCAAATAGCGATGAAGATCAGTTTGCTTTATTGTGGAAAGGTGCCAATAAAATGGAAGACAGCCACGG